GGGTGTTAGGATGACAGCAGCAGTTAAGAAGTTGGGTTGTTCTAACTTGAAAACTTTAATGGAAGATGATAAAATAGAAACACATGACTACGATATTATCGCAGAACTAACAACCTTTGTACAGAAGAAACAATCATGGGAGGCAGAAGATGGTTGCCATGATGACTTAGCAATGTGTCTTGTTATATTTGCGTGGTTAGTTGCACAGGATTACTTTAAGGAGATGACTGATACGGATGTTCGTAAACGCATCTATGAGGAACAGAAGAATCAGATTGAACAAGATATGGCTCCATTTGGTTTTATATTAGATGGTGTAGATGATGAAGCTGAATTTGTAGATGGAGAAGGTGACAGATGGGCAAAGGTTGATGAGTATGGGGATCAGTCATTTATGTGGGAGTACAAGTGAAACAAGTTACATGGAGTGCATATGTTATGCTAGAATCAAGGAGACTTAAAAAAGTTATATTTGTAACTGATTCTAATTTAAGAGAAGATGCAGTTCAAAGATGTAAATCTTTGTATGGAGTTCATGAAGTTCGTACACTAACACGATTATGGAACTAACAGAAGAGAATGTACTCAAAGTATTAGAGGAACTTATTCCTTATATTGAAGCTGATGGTGGATACCTACAACTTTATGAAATAGAACATGAAACAGGATATGTTAAGGTAAAACTCGGAGGTGCATGTGAGACATGTGCTATGAGTACTATGACTTTGAAGCAAGGTATAGAAAAGAAACTGATGATGGAGATACCTGATGTAGTAGGAGTTGTACAGGTTTTATGAGAGTTGTTATTGTTAGTGGTGGATTTGACCCTATTCATAGTGGACATATACAACACTTTAAAGAAGCAAAAAAATTAGGAGACATCCTTATAGTAGGATTGAACTCTGATGAATGGCTAACTAGAAAGAAGGGTAAACCATTTATGCCTATTCAAGAAAGGTTGGCAGTTATTAGAGAATTGAGAATGGTTGATAGTGCTGTATCATTTAATGATGATAATAATAGTTCTATAGATCTTATTAAAAAGACCCTAGTATTATTTGATGATGTACTATTTGCTAATGGTGGAGATAGAACACAGGATAATATACCTGAGATTGACGAGTTTGATAAAGACCCTAGAGTGCAATTTGCATTTGGAGTTGGTGGAACACATAAACAAAATTCTAGTAGTTGGATCTTAAAACAATGGAATTCGACTTAGACAAACAATTTGATCATGGAGAATTGCTACTGAGTGAAAGACGATGTAGAGTCTGTGGTAGTGTCAAAAATTTAATTGGAGAATTTTATATAACACATAAGAATAGTACACACCTTCCATCATCATATTCTTATGAGTGTAGGGCATGTACTATAAAAAGAATTCAATTGGGTAGAAGACAAGATAATGGAAGTTGGTGTTATCCAGACTGGTAGTTCATGTGCTGTTTCCCCGTTCAAAGCGCAGTAAATAATAAATAATCATAGACAAAATGGAATTTCATAGGGGTTAAATAAGATGCCGCTAAATCTAGCATCTCCTGGTATAGTTGTAAGAGAAGTTGATCTCACCAACGGTAGAGTCGATGCAACATCGACAAAAACTGGTGGTTTGGCAGCACCTTTTGCTAAAGGACCAGTGGAGAGTCCTCAGCTCATAGAAACAGAAGCGGATCTTCTGGATACCTATGGACAACCGTATCCAAATGACGGACATTATGAGTATTGGTTAACTGCATCATCTTATCTTGCCTATGGTGGTGTGATGAGAGTGGTTCGTGCAGATGACGAAGAACTTAAAAATGGTTTCGTTGGTACTGCAGCCAGCGTCAAGATTAAGAGTCCTGACGATTATACCAACTTAGGGTATAACGAAAATACTATTACTGGTGTAACATATACAGCAAAGAACCCAGGTTCTTGGTCGAACGGAATTAAAATAGCAACTATTGATGGGTTTGGAGATCAAACTTTATCTGGTATTGTTACTACTAATGTCTTAGGATATGGTTCTACGACTATTCCAATCGATCCTATAAATCTTCAAGTTGGTTATGCTGTAACTCAGGTAGTACCTGCAAATACAGTTGTAGCTGGTTCTGGATCTACGAGTGTTCTTGATGGATACTTTAAAGGACAAATAACTGAAGTTGGAAACGCATGGATTACAGTTAAGTTAATATCACATGTATCTGGTGCAGGTACTGAAACTGCTGTTGATTATCAGCAAGCAGGAACTTATCAATTCTCTGAATCAGGCAATCTTGGTATTCACACTGGTGAAGTAAGAAGGTATGGTAGTTGGAGAGGACTTGCTGCTGGTACATACTCTGGAGTAACAACTTACACAAATTCAGTAGATTGGTTCGATCAACAGACTATTCAATTAGGTAGAGGGGATAATACACAAGTTAAGACAGTTGTTAAGTGGAATCAGATTGCTGACAAACCTGGAACTTCTTCCTATGCTGCTGATAGAAACTCTAGATTTGATGAAATGCATGTCGTTGTTTATGACGAAGCTGGTACTATTACTGGAAATGCAGGTTCAGTTCTAGAAAAATTCACAAATGTTTCTAAAGCAAAAGATGCACAGTTCTCTGCTGGATCATCTGCATACTGGAGAAAAGTCATTGAAGTAGGTTCTAATAACCTATTTGCTGGTGGTGCTCCTGCTGGTATTACTACTACTGGATTCTCTAACGATAAGTGGGATGTATTTGGAGATGGTGGATGGGATCAGGATACAGAAAATATTACATTTAGTTCCATAGGTAATTATTCTGTAACACTTGCAGGTGGTAAAGACTACAATGGTGGAACTGAGATCACTGCAAGTAACTCATTAAAACTTGATATAGGTGCTCTTTCAGAAGCATATGATTATCTACGCAACCCAGAAGAAATTGATGTAGATTTCTTACTACTAGGTTCTGCTAATCATGGCAAGAATGAAACTCAAGCATTATCAAATAAACTAATTGAAATTGCTGAGTTTAGAAAAGATGCAATTGCATTCCTATCACCTTGGAGGGGATGTTTCCTAAGTCCATCTGGATCAGGAGAATCACTACAGTTAAAAGCTGATACAGTAACTGATAATATTGTCAGCTACTATTCACCAATAACATCTAGTTCTTATGCAGTTCTAGATAGTGGTTACAAATACATGTATGATAGGTTTAACCAACAGTTTAGATATGTTGCCATGAACGGTGACATTGCTGGCACATGTGCTAGAAATGACATCAACAACTTCCCTTGGTTCTCACCAGGCGGAACTGCAAGAGGTGCTATTCTAAATGCTGTTAAACTGGCATACACACCAAATAAAGTTCATAGAGACAAGTTATACTCTAATAGAATTAACCCAATCATTACTGCACCTGGTGCAGGTATCATCCTTTACGGTGATAAGACTGGATTGGGTAGGTCTTCTGCCTTTGATAGAATCAATGTTCGCAGATTGTTTATCTTCCTTGAGAAAGCAATTGCTGCTGCTGCTAAAGACATTCTCTTTGAATTCAACGATGAGATCACAAGGATCAACTTCATCAATATCGTTGAACCATTCCTTCGTGATGTACAATCCAAGCGTGGTATTCAAGACTTCATCGTAATATGCGATGAGACCAACAATACTCCTTCTATTATTGACAGTAACGAATTCGTTGCTGATGTATACATTAAACCAGCAAGATCTATTAACTTCATTGGTCTAACATTTGTTGCTACACGCACAGGTGTTTCCTTTGACGAGGTTATCGGTAAGGTCTAACATTTTTATTAACACACTTAGGTAACAAGACTAATGGCAATCAATTCCGCAAACCCACCAAAGACTTCGGAAAGGACCATCGACAAATTTAAGTCGAGGTTAACGGGTGGTATTGCAAGACCTAATCTGTTTGAGGTGGTTCTTGCATTTCCAGATGGTACAGTAGATGAATCAGTAAGTGACATAGATCCTAAGACAAGATTCCTTGTCAAGGCAGCTGCGCTTCCTGCATCTAACATCGCTCCGATTAGCGTTCCATTTAGAGGAAGGCAACTTAAAATTGCAGGAGATAGAACATTCGATGAATGGACAATTACTGTAATTAACGATACAGACTTTGCAATCAGAGGTTCCTTTGAGAGATGGATGAACTCCATGTCTAAGGTTTCTGATAATGCTGGTAACATTAATCCTGAAGATTATACTAAGGATGCTTATGTTTATCAACTAGGAAGATCTGCAGTAGATGCAGGATCTCAATCCTCTCAACAAAATATGCCAATACTTAGAACTTATAAGTTCTATAGCATATTCCCAACTAATGTTTCTCAGATCGATCTTTCTTACGATTCATCTGATGCAGTTGAAGAGTTTACTGTAACTCTACAAGTTCAGTGGTGGGAAGCAGACGGACAAGGTGGTACTGTTGCTTAACCTTTTTTGACCGACTAAATAGAAAGGTATCAAGGTATCTTTCTATAAAATGGCTCGGTTGTTTGGTTTTAAAATTGAAGATAAAGACGATTTACCTAAGGGTGTAGTATCCCCCATTCCGCAAACAGGCGAGGATGGGGTTGATTATTATATACAGTCTGGTTTCTCTAGTCAAGTAATAGATCTTGAAGGGATCTATAAGAATGAGCATCAAGCGATTAGAAAATATAGGGAGATGGCACTCCACCCTGAAGTGGATAATGCAATAGAAGATATTGTTAATGAAGCAATTGTATCAGATATTAATGATTCTCCTGTAGAGATTGATCTGGATAATCTTAATGCATCAGATGGTATTAAAGATAAAATAAGAGCAGAATTTAAACATATTAAAGATCTATTAGATTTTGATTCTAAAGCTCATGAAATTTTTAGAAACTGGTATGTTGATGGAAGACTTTATTATAACAAAGTAATTGATATTAAAAAACCTCAGGATGGCATACAAGAACTAAGGTATGTTGATCCTATGAAGATGAGATATATTCGTAAGGAACAGAAGAAGAAGGATGATAAGAACAATCTTTTTAATACAGCAAATATACATGATGCGGAAAAGGTATTCTTCCCTAAGATAGAAGAATATTTCATGTATACTCCTGAACCACGCTATCCTACTAACATGGCAATGGGTGGTGCAGGTGCAGCAATGTCGGGGGTTAAACTTGCAAAAGATTCGATTACATATTGTACTTCTGGTTTGGTTGATAGGAATAAAGGTACATGCCTATCGTATCTCCAAAAAGCAATTAAGTCTCTCAATCAACTCAGAATGATTGAAGACAGTTTGGTTATATACCGAATGTCTCGTGCTCCAGAAAGAAGAATATTTTATATTGATGTTGGTAATCTTCCTAAGATTAAAGCAGAACAGTACCTTAGAGATGTAATGTCTCGTTATAGGAATAAATTAGTATACGATTCAGGAACAGGAGAAGTAAGAGATGACAAAAAGTATATGTCTATGCTTGAAGATTTCTGGTTACCCAGAAGAGAAGGTGGTAGAGGAACCGAAATCACTACTCTCCCAGGTGGACAGAACCTTGGGGAACTGGCTGATATTGAGTATTTCCAATCTAAGTTGTACAGGTCTCTTGGAGTACCTGAATCTAGAATCGCTGGATCTGGCGATGGATTTAACCTTGGTCGTAGCTCAGAAATTTTAAGAGATGAACTTAAGTTTAGTAAGTGGGTAGGTAGATTAAGAAAGCGTTTTAGTAAAGTTTTTACTGATATGCTAAGAACACAGTTACTTCTCAAAAATATAATTACAACAGAAGACTGGGAAAGAATGTCAGAGCACATTCAATATGACTTTATCTATGATAATCACTTTGCAGAACTTAAGGATAAGGAACTATTGGAAGGTCGTATAGGTCTTCTTGGTATGGTAGAACCTTATATTGGTAGATATTATTCTACAGAGTATATAAGAAGAAATGTTCTACGCCAAAAAGATTCAGAAATTGTAGAAATAGATGAACAAATTGAAGATGAAATTGCTAAAGGAGTTATACCAGATCCAAATCAACAGATGTTAGAGATGGAACAAGGTGCTTTTGGTGATCCAATGCAAGATCCAATGGCGCAAGAAGCTGTACCTGCAGTACCTCAACCACAGAATATGCCTAAGCCCAATGAAGGGGAGATATAAATAACTTTATCAGTATATTAAATCATGATGGAAGAACTCGTCAATATGATTGCGACAGATGCGTCTGCTGCAGATGTTAGTGATCAGATCAAAGATATTCTTTTTAGCAAGTCAGCTAAAAAAATTGATGACCTGAGACCTGTTGCATCAGGAAATCTTTTTGGTGCAGAAACAGAAGCAGAATCAGAAGTGGAAACTGAAGTAGAAACTCAACCTGAAGAAGAAACTAATGACTAGAATATTACCTTTGGCAGCAAAAGCTGCATTGGCAGTTGGTAGTGGTAACGCAACAACTGTTGATAAAGCAACTGTAGTAAGAATACTCTCAACAGCAGGTGCTGCTGTAGTCGTTAGGACAGATTCTGATGACAATGTTATTGGATCGTTTACGACTCTTAATAACAGTGCAGACCTAGTTGAGAAAAACGCATCAGATAAGATCTATGTAACAGGTAATGCTGTTGAGGTCTCTAAAGTAGGATTTACCAATTAAACCGATGAAGTTAATCACAGAACAGATAGATGATGTAGAAGTTATCGTTGAAAATCGCAACGGTAAAAAATCTATGTTTATCGAGGGTATCTTTCTTCAAGGAGATATTCAAAATAGAAATGGTCGTATGTATCCAATGGACACTCTTCGCAGAGAAGTTCAAAGGTATAACGAAAGTTTTGTCTCATCTGGTCGTGCAGTTGGAGAACTTGGACATCCTGAGGGACCAACGGTAAATCTAGACAGAGTTTCACATAAGATTGTTTCACTAAAAGAAAGTGGATCAAACTTTATCGGTAAGGCAAAAATACTATCTACTCCTATGGGTAAGATAGCACAAAATCTTATTGATGAAGGAGTAAAACTTGGAGTTTCATCTCGTGGTCTTGGAACATTAGCAGTTAATGAAAATGGTATAAAAGTTGTTTCTGATGACTTTATGCTTGCTACTGCTGCTGACATTGTTTCAGATCCTTCTGCGCCTGATGCTTTTGTATCTGGCATAATGGAAGGTAAAGACTGGGTTTGGGACGGTGGTGTCGTAAGACAAAAACTGGCAGAGAGAACCTATAAACAGGTTAATACTCTAGTTGACAACAAACAGCTTGAAGAGAACAAGCTTGGATTATTTAACCAATTCTTATCAAATCTCTAAAATTTTATAAATAAATACAGATTACCACAACGATTCTATTCGGAGTAAATTAGAAATGGCCGCAAAGGAACTTAAGGAAATGGACAACCCTGTAACAAGGGGTGCGAAGGCTGGTGATCCTATGAAGAAAGTTGATGATTCCACTTCACCTGGAGCATCAGCATCTTACGAGGATCTCGGAGGCCCAACACCCGAAAACTATAAGTCCACAGATGACTCTGCCAAAGTAAAGTCAGCAAACATTAAAACGGTACAAGATATCGTTAATAAAGGTGCTGGTAAAGCAGATGGTATGAAGTCTATTGGCACTGAGGTGTTGAAGCAAGGTGACAATCCTGAAGCAGAAGAATCTGCTGAAGTTGTTGCTGAAGAACCCACTACAGAGGAGACCGCCGTGGCAGAAGAAGAAACTACTACACTTAATGTAGAAGAAGATCTTGCTGCACTATTCGGTGGTGAAGAACTTTCTGAAGAGTTCCAAACAAGAGCTAAGACAATCTTCGAGGCAGCAGTTAACGCTAAAGTTAATGTTATCAAAGAAGAAATGTCTACCGAATATGAAAAGACTTTAACAGAACATCTTGAGTCTGTTAAGAATGAGTTGGTAGAGCGCACAGATTCATACCTTGAGTATGTTTCAGATGAGTGGCTCAAAGAAAATGCAATCGAGGTCGAGCATGGGCTCAAGACCGAGATGACAGAATCATTCCTCGAAGGAATGAAGAGTCTTTTTGAAGATCATTATGTATCAATCCCTGACGATAAATATGATGTGCTAGAAAGCATGGTCAATAAACTAGATGATATGGAAGGCAGACTTAACGAACAGTTAGAGAAGAACATCTCTCTTAACAAGCGTCTTGGCGAATCTACAGCTGATGGAATTTTCATTGAAGTAGCCGAAGGACTTGCTGAGACCCAAAAGGAGAAGTTACAATCTTTAGCTGAAGGTGTTGAGTTTGAGGGTGAAGAAGCTTACCGTGAGAAGTTAGTTACATTGAAGGAATCTTATTTCCCTACAGGTAATAAAACTCAGGTTTCAAGCAAATCCGAAACCATTTCGGAAGGTATAGCAAACGAAGGTGCTGGTGCAGATAATTCTGCTTCAATGAATCAGTATCTTACAGCCCTATCAATGGGTAAAAAATAAATTCCGCAAATTCAAACCTATTAAGTAAAGTACTATGTACAATGCCGAATCAATTATGGAGAAGTGGGCTCCTCTGCTAGACGCAGAAGGTGTCGATCCTATTAAGGACGCTCACAGACGCTCCGTAACCGCAGTTCTCCTAGAGAACCAAGAAAAGTTTTTACAAGAGCAATCAGCTTTTGAAAATGGAACCTCAATGCTAACTGAGGATGCTCCTACTAACAGTGGTAACTCTGTTGGTGCATCTGGTGCATTTGGTGGTGGATCAGCAGTTGCTGGACCTACTGCAGGTTTCGACCCAGTTCTAATCTCATTGATTAGACGCTCAATGCCTAACCTAGTTGCTTATGAACTAGCAGGTGTTCAGCCAATGAATGGTCCTACTGGACTTATCTTCGCAATGCGTTCACGCTACACCAGTCAGCAAGGAACGGAAGCATTCTTCAACGAACCAGATTCAGCATTCTCTGCTAACAAGGCAGGTGCTAATGTAGGTCAGACAAGTCAGGGTGATTACACTGCTGCTACTGACGATGACGGTACTGTTGGTTTCGGTTCAACTTCTACTCAGCGTGGAACAAACCCTGCTATCCTAGAAAACAATGCTTCTGATGCTGTTCAAGCTCAGTATTCATTGGGTCAAGGTATGGCAACTGGTGACTCTGAAGCATTAGGCGATGGCACTAATGGTCACTTCAACGAGATGGCATTCTCCATCGAGAAGGTGACTGTAACCGCTAAGTCTAGAGCACTAAAAGCAGAGTACAGTTTAGAACTAGCACAAGACCTTAAGGCAATCCACGGATTGAACGCTGAGGCTGAGTTAGCAAACATACTTTCTTCTGAAATTCTTGCAGAGATTAACAGAGAAGTTATCAGAACTATCTACAAAACTGCAGAAGCAGGTTCACAGGTCAATGTTGCAAACGCAGGTTTCTTTAACCTAGATGTTGACTCCAACGGTAGATGGTCAGTTGAGAAGTTCAAAGGACTTCTGTTTAACATCGAAAGAGATGCCAACAGAATCGCACAGAGAACTCGTCGTGGAAAAGGTAACATCATCCTAACTAGTGCTGATGTAGCATCTGCTCTAACAATGGCTGGTGTACTTGATTACACACCTGCTCTTAACGCTAACCTACAGGTTGACGATACTGGTAATACATTTGCTGGTACTATCAACGGTAAGTACAGAGTTTATATCGATCCATTCTCAGCAAACAGTGCTGCTAACCAGTACTATGTTGTTGGTTATAAGGGTTCATCTCCTTATGATGCTGGTCTGTTCTACTGCCCATATGTTCCACTTCAGATGGTTCGTGCAGTTGGAGAGAACACCTTCCAGCCAAAAATTGGATTTAAGACAAGATACGGTCTTGTTTCAAACCCATTCGCTGAAGGTACTGCTCAAGGACTTGGACGCATTACTTCTAACAGCAACCGCTATTACCAGCGTACTGTTGTTCAGAACCTTATGTAAGTCAGGATTTACATACATTCAGAAGGGAACCTCACGGTTCCCTTTTTTTATGTTATAATATAGTATGTCAGCAAAGCTCTAAGCACCGTTGACAAACCTCAAAGTAACTAAACAGGTAACATGACCTACGAAGCATTGCCCATCATAGGGCCTACAAAAATAACTGTATTTGGAAAAGAAGTTGATCTCTCCAATTACAACAACAAAGAAACTGCACCACCAGTTATAAAAAGTGGAGAGTTTTCCCACATAGGGACTTTTGATTTAGAGACTGTCGATCCAAACGATGAATTTTGGTATAACGATGGTATTAGGGAAGAAGGAAATACTCAACAGCGTTTAGATGAGTTTGATAATAGTTACTCGGTTAAAGGTTGGTTAACAAAATACATTCCACCAATTTTTACTTTAGAAGGTATTCCTAAAGATGGTAGAGGAAGAATCCTTTCTGCTTGGGAAAAGTATAAGAAAGGATTAACAGGAAGATATGTTCCATGTTACTACTATGTCGAGACTGATTCTTCAAACAAAGCTCTAGTCATCGATGGATTAGAAAACAACTTAAGACATGATCCTGCTTTCAAAGCAAGTATGGAATCAGTCATAACAGGTTGCTTACTTCTTATAAGCAAAAAAGAACTTGAGTGTTCTGAAGCACCAATCCGCAATTTTCTATTTGCTGATCTTAAAATTGAAAAACATTTCTCTGAAGGCAACATAACAAAGATTGTTACTGCAGTCTTAAAGAGAGGTGTTGCTGGTGGAGAACCTTTAGTTCGAGTTGAAGTTAGGAAGCAGCATGAAGCTTTCTGTGAAAAAGCAGGATACAAGATAGATAACAAAAACACTTTCCTTCTTTGCTGCGATAGTAATACCTATGCATATCGTGCTTGGTGTGAACATATTCTCCCTGCTATTGTTAAAAACAATAGTCCTGTAAAGATAATTCTTTTCACAAACAACCATGTTCCTGCTGAAGCAAGAAAGAAAGTAAAATCTTTCAAAAATTTTGTTGAGTATTATCTTGACGCATCATACTTAATGGTAGAAAAGGACTATGTGCCTATTCAACTCCCTGTAAAGAGTAAGCCATTTGAACTAGTTGGATGTGTTCCTCAAGTCATTGGCAAGCATGATGCTTACAGGAAATCCTATAGGTTTGTAAGTATTGAAGACTATTAATTAGAAGGGGGGGTTAACTACCCCCTTTTTTTAATGCAAATAAATAAAAATACTTGTATAAGTATTATGGGTGATGACGAACTACTAGACGAATTGGCAGAGCGCATTGCTGAAGGACCAATTATTTTTACCCCAGATGAATCTTGGGTTGATGAATTGAATGATGACAAACTTGACTGATTTTATAGGAAAATATTATGTAGAAGACACTTCTATTTGTGACACTATAATAGAATGGTTTCATAGTGGTGAACAAAAATATAAACCTGGCACTACTACTGGTGGTTTGAAACCAGAGTTAAAAGATTCTAATGATATTTGGATACCCACTGGTACACATTATCAGTGGATACCTGATTACCTGTATCAATTAAGAGGTGCTATGGAAAAATATGCTGAAGATTATCCAGCATGTAAATGGTATGGTAACTCTGGTATAGAAGAGGGATTTAGATTGCAATGGTATAAACCAGGTGGAGGATTTAAGAATTGGCATACCGAAAGATGTAGTCACAAAGGAGATTTAGCAACTAGACATTTAGTTTTTATGACATACTTGAATGATGTCACAGATAAAGGTGAGACTGAGTTTATGCATCAAAAAGTTGCGGTAGAACCAAGGAAAGGTTTGACTGTAATTTGGCCTGCTGATTGGACACATACCCATAGAGGTGTTCCATCTCCCTCACAAGATAAGTATATAGCAACTGGGTGGTACAATCTAAAATGATCCCTAAATACTAGGGTATAGAGCGTGGAAAGAATGGCTAACACCTTTTATGATAAGCAGATTAGAAACAGAAATTTTCTGTCACCATCTGGTTTTCAATTTAATCTTGCTAAGACACCTAAGGTTGATTTCTTTTCTCAATCAGCAAGAATTCCAGGTATAACTCTTGGAGAAATTATGGTGGGTAATTATCTAAAAGCTGTACCTGTTCCTGGTGATCAAATTCAGTTTGAAGATCTTACTTTACAGTTTATTGTAGATGAGAGTTTGGAAAATTTCTTAGAAATTCACAGTTGGATCTATGCATTAGGTTATCCAAAATCTGTTTCGCAATTTGAAAATATAGTTATAGATAGACAAAGTAGTGAGATTGATAATTTAAAACAATTTAGTGATGGTACTCTTACTGTATTGAACAGTAATTTTAACCCAATGGCTTACATTAAGTTTACCGATATGTTCCCAGTATCATTAAGTACTCTTGAATTTACTGCCTCCGAAAACGATTATACATACTTTACAGCAACAGTGACTTTTAAGTATCTGTTGTATGAAATACTTGATACCAAATTTAAGGTACGAACTACATCAATTACAACATGAACCTTGAGACTATACAAAGTATGTGGGAAAAAGACTCACAGATTGAAATTATTAAAATCCACGAAGAAGCAGCAAAAATACCATCCTTACATGCTAAGTATTGGGATGTGTATAATACTTTAAAGCTATTAAAAGAGAAAGCACAGATACAAGAACAGTCAGTTAGATTAGATAGACATAATTATTACACAGGAAAATCTCCTGCTGAAGTGTATCAGGCCGAACCATTTCCATATAAGGTTAGAGAGAAAGAATCTGTAAAAAGATATATGGATGCTGACGAGAAAATGCAGAAGATAGTATCTAAACTCAGATACTACGATATTATGTTAACATATCTAGAGGATATTGTTAGGCAAATAAACAATAGAAGTTATCAATTAAAAAACATTATTGATTGGCAACAATTGAGTGGCTAATGTCCGACCTTACTATCACTAAAAAGAACGAAGTCTTTTTAAAGATC